ATGAAAGAAGTTCTTATCAAGGACTTAACTTATGCTTCACAGATGGATGTTCGTGAATATACTTTATATCAAAAGTGGTGTGAAGTAAAGGAAAGATATCCGGTTCAAGAAGTTTCTACATTGTTTGGTCAAGAAACTCAAATGGTTGATCCTGACCAAAAGAAATTGGTTGAAAAAGTTAAGAAAAACTTTTGGGTACCACAAAGTCCTGATGACTTTGAAAATTTAAAACCTAAGATGGTTCTTTCAAACGGACCTGATGCTGAAACTTGGAATGCTGTTCGTACCTTTTCTTCTACAATGAAGAACAACAGCAACATTGGTCGTAACCTATTCTACATTCTTACAGATGAAGTTACTGGTAAATATCTTGGTGTTATCTGCATCTCCTCAGACTTTCTGGACTTAACTCCGAGAGATAATGCAATCGGATGGTCGAGAGATGTTAAGACACAACAACACATGATTAATCACACCGCAATTGGTTCTACAATCGTTCCGTTGCAACCACTTGGTTTTAATTACATGGGTGGTAAATTACTTGCATTGATGTGTTTATCAGATACAGTTCAAGCAGATTGGAAAAGGCAATATGGCGACACTCTTGTTGGCGTTACTACAACGTCATTATATGGAAAAACAAAAGCTGGGGGCCTTTCGCAATATGATGGCCTCGAGCATTGGAATCCTATGGGTTTTTCTTCTGGCTCGGTTGCTTTCGAACCATCAAGAGCAACCAAAAAATTAGTATTTGATTGGATTAAAGAAAATCATACTCGTAAATATTTTGAATGGTGGGAAGCAAAGAATCAACAAGGACTTCCACTTAAACGTGACCACAAGAATCGTTCTTTAAACTTTGCATATTCTAAGTTACAGATACCTAAAGAATTGATTCGTACCGAACACCAACGTGGAATCTATTTTAGTCCACTATACAATAACACTAATGAATTTCTCCGTAAGGAGATTACAGATTCGGAGCTGGTAAAATCATTTGATACCAGTGAAGAAGCTTTGGCAAACATTTGGAAAACCAAATATGCCAAAGGTAGAATCAGGCAATTACAGAAAAAGAACAATGTTTCATATGAAACCCTTTTCTATGATGACTTGATTTGGTTATCTTGGGAAGAAACCAAAGCCAAATATTTACCACAAGTTGGTCGATAAAAGCTTGACAACTGACCTAGATAATGATATGATGTGAGAACTTGCATTACGCAAGGTTATTTTATTAACTTACTATGGAGTTTTACTATGAAGAAGCAATTATCTGCTAAACAAAAAATGTTGGCAACCTTGAAAAAAACTGAAGGTTACAACACATTCACAACCGCTCAAGCTCAAAGCCGTTTCGGCATCACCAATGTTTCTGCTCGTATCGATGAATTGCGCCAAGAAGGCCATGTAATCTATACCAACAAACGCACTTTGGAAGATGGTCGTAAGATTACTTACTACCGTATGGGAACCCCAACCAAATCATTGGTACAAAAAGCACTCAAAGCTGGCTATTCTTTTACTGCCTAAGCTCTAATAAGAGGGGATAAAACCCCTCTTTTTTATTTAATTATTCGGAGAACAAATGGAAATATCAATCAAAAAAGAAGAGCTACAAAAGAAAAGCCTATTTGTTGCCACACCCATGTATGGCGGTATGAACCACGGTTTATACATGAAAGCCTGTTTAGATTTACAATCAATTTGTATGGCGTATGGCGTTCAAATCAAATTCTCATTCTTGTTTAATGAGTCCCTAATTACACGAGCAAGAAATTATCTTGCTGACGAGTTCATTCACCGTTCTGATTGCACTCATATGTTGTTCCTTGATTCTGATATTCATTTTAATCCACAAGATGTAATTGCATTACTTGCTATGGACAAAGATGTTTCTGGTGGTCCTTACCCTAAGAAAGCAATCAAATGGAAATCGGTTATCAAAGCGGTTCAAAAGAATCCTGATATCGATGCCGGTCAACTAGAAAAAGTTACTGGTGATTATGTGTTTAATCCAGTTAAAGGTACCGCACAGTTCTCCGTTTCTGAACCATTACAAGTATTAGAAATTGGTACAGGCTTCATGATGATTAAACGTGAAGTGTTTGCCAAAATGACTGAAGCATATCCTACCATTCGATACAAACCTGACCATGTGGGTCAAGCAAACTTTGATGGCACAAGATACATTCACGCCTTTTTTGATACAGTCATTGATACAGCTGATTCAATCGTTGGTGGTGGTTCTGACCGCTATCTCTCAGAAGATTATATGTTCTGTCAAATGTGGCGTAAGATTGGTGGAGATATCTACCTTTGCCCATGGATGAAAACATCACACATTGGTACTTATCACTTTTCGGGAGATATGCCAGCTGTTGCTAATTTTGTCGGAGAAATGTAATGTCAACCTGGACTTTATCAGAAATTCCTGAGGAAGAAAAGATTAAAATTATGTTAGAAAAGGATAAATTGGTTGCGGAAGCTCCTTATCATCCTGGTTATGAAGATGCAGCCGTTGGACCTTGTCAAGGTCACCACTATGAATCTGAAAAAGAAGAAGGTCGTAAATTTGATGGCGGCAAATTAGAATATGGTTTGTTACCACCACTAGCATTAAAAGAAGTAGTAAAAGTATTAACATTCGGTGCTCAGAAATATGAGCGAGATAATTGGCAAAAAGTACCAGATTCAAAACGCAGGTACTTTGATGCACTTCAACGGCACACTTGGGCTTGGAAAGAAGGCGAACAATTGGATCCCGAATCTGGTATACATCACTTGGCACACGCTATGTGCTGCTTGATGTTTCTGTATGAACATGATATAATGTATTCTTTAAATAATGGAGAAGTAAAATGAAGCTGTCAAATGAAACACTAACCGTATTGAAAAACTTTTCAACAATCAATCAAGGTATTCAATTCAAACAAGGCAAGAAACTTACCACAGTTTCATCCAGCAAAACTGTCCTTGCTCAAGCAAACTTGAAAGATGAGTTTCCACAAGAGTTTTGCATTTATGATTTGAATCAATTCTTGTCAGTTTATAATCTCAATAAAGATTCCGAACTCGACTTTACCACATCTGATGTTGTGTTTAAGAGTGGTAAGAAGAAAACAAATTATCGCATGACAGCACCAGATATGATTGTTGTTCCTCCTAATAAAGAAATTACATTACCTTCCGTTGATTGTGAGTTTACATTGTCAGCAGAAGATTACGATTCAATTATGAAGGCGGCTTCTGTTCTTTCTTCACCACACATTACAATTAAATCTGATGGTGAATCTGTTGAAGTTATTACTTCCGATGCTTCAGATAATTCTGCACACACCAATTCAACAGAAGTTGGTGTTGGTAATGGCAAGAAATTTTCTATTGTGTTTAAAACAGAAAATATTAAATTAATTCCTGGAAGTTATGATGTAAAGATTTCATTTAAAGGTATTGGCCATTTCCAAAATACTAAAGAAGATGTTCAGTATTGGATTGCCTTTGAAGCCAAAGAATCGAAAGTGAGCGAATAATGTTTTTAAAATTTACAGAAACTAAAAGTCAAGAAACTATTGTTGTTAATTCGGACAATATTGTTGCAGTATTCACAGCAACTGAAAGTGATTTAAAAGGTAAAACGGTTCTTAATCTAACCAATGGTATGGTTGCAGTAGAAGAATCTTTTGTTTCCGTAATTGGCCAACTGGCGGCGGTATAATGGCAACAGAAATTACAACACTATACGGAACATACAACGAAGAAAAGTTAAAGGCCATTAAGTCAGCCATCGATGAAATTAACGTATCTCAAACCAAAATTGACTTTGAAAAACAGGTACAAAAAGAAATCATCGATGTTGCTTTTGATAACTTCAAGATTCCAAAAAAGATTATTGCAAGAATGGCAAAAGTGAAATACAAACAAAACTTCTCCACAGAAGTTGCGGAACAAAAGGAGTTCGAGGCTTTATTTGAAGTTCTTAATGAAGTAAAATAAGTATTATATTATATTATGGGAGTATGTGATGGAACAATTATTATGGGTCGAAAAGTATCGACCTTCAAAAGTGGAAGATTGTATCCTACCGGATGCAATCAAGTCCACATTCATGGAATATGTTGCTAGAAAAGAAATACCAAACTTATTATTATCAGGTTCGGCAGGTGTTGGTAAAACAACGATTGCTAAAGCCCTCTGCCAAGAAGTTGGTTGTGACTACATTGTTATCAATGGCTCTGATGAATCTGGTATTGATGTTCTACGCAATAAAATTAAAAACTATGCTTCGTCAATTAGCCTTGCGGGCGGCCGCAAAGTTGTAATCATTGATGAAGCGGACTATCTAAATCCAAATTCAAC